ATTGGGAAGATTTTCCCTGAAAATGGCTCGGCTAGGCATTATCAAGAATGAAAGAGCTTGCTCTGGCTGAATTGGGTGAGATTGTCCGAGTCAGGGACGAATCGGCTTACCGAGGTGTGCCAGAACCGCGTATTCACACTAAACTCAATGATTTACCCTCTTATGGCGAGCAAATGATTAAATTCTGCGAGGAAATCGGCTTTGAACTGATGCCTTGGCAGCAATGGCTAGCCCATCACACTTTAAAATATAAACCTGATGGCCGATGGGCTCATCCAGTAGTTACCTTACTTTGTGCTCGTCAGCAAGGTAAATCGACCTTTATGGCGCTCCAAATCTTATTTAGAATCTATGTATTGAAAGAGAAATTGCAAGTCCATACTGCTCATAAACTAACTACTTCAGCTGAATTGTTTTATAAGATTTATGGAATTATTGAACAGAATCCCAGACTAGCTGCTGAATTTACTAAGAAGCTGGAAAGTAAAGGTTTTCAGGAGCTTCAATTTACTGAAGGGCGTCGATATATCGTCAGGGCCAATAACTCTGCTGGTCGAGGCATTGCAGCTCCAGAAACAATACACCTAGACGAAGCTAGAGAATATAAAGATGAAGATGTCTGGTCTGCTTTGCGCTATACGCAAATGGCATCAGCCAATCCTCAAATCTGGGTTTATTCAAATGCTGGAGATCAACACAGTATCGTTCTAAATAAACTTAGGGAAAGAGCGATGGCCGCCATCTTTGGCGGTAATGACGATATTGGCTGGTTTGAATGGTCAGCGCCTCAAGGTATTAAATTTGATAACTCGCCAACCTTTTGGCTAGGTGTCTGCCAAGCTAATCCATCTCTCGGCTTAACAGTTCATCCAGATAATATCCGAGCAGTCTTATCAGACCCCGAGGATATTGTGCGCACAGAAGTCTTATGCCAATGGGTCGATACGATTAACCCAGTTATCAATCCCTCTCAATGGGAAAGCTGCAAAGTTGAAGGCTTACGACTTGACCCTGAAGCTGATACTTGGCTGGCTATTGATCTAAGCCCTAGCAGAAAAGAAGGCGCGCTAGTTGCCAGCCAAAGACTTGAAGGCGATAAGTTCCAAGTGATATTGCTTCAGACTTGGCATAACCCTGCCAACCTTGATGATAAAGCAATGGCCAATGATGTAGCCGAATGGGTTAGAAAATACCCAGTCCAGCTAGTTGCCTATTCAGCCAGAACTGCGTCAGCGGTAGCGGCTAGGTTAGCCCCTGCTGGAATAAGAGTCGAGCCAATAGACGGCCTTGATTATGCCCAAAGCTGCGATGAATTACTGGGAGCGATTTCATCTCAGCGGTTAGCTCACTCGGGACAGGAAGAGCTGACCAAGCAATGCCTATCCGCCGTCAAACTTCCTTTTGGTGACGGCGGTTGGGTAATGGGTCGCAAGGTGAGTAATACGACTATTTGTGGAGCAATTGCTTCAGCCTTAGCGACACACTACGCAACGATGGCTGAAAGCGGAGTAGATATTCAAATAGTGTAAGTGCGCTCGCTTACAATGTAAGCAATGGGTGCTATAAGAGATTTCCTATTTCCACAGGTTCAGACGGCTAAGCCTACTAAGGTTTCAGATGTTGCAGCCGCGCTAACTCCCGTCCAGATTAGCGATTCAGTTTATAATATTCTCGGCGGTGCAACTAATACCACTCGCCAATTAGCAATGAGCGTTCCATCAGTTGCTAGAGCTCGCAATATCATCTGCGGAACTATTGGTTCATTACCTCTTACGACTTTTAATCGCATAACTGGACAATATGTAGATCCGCATCGCGTCATTAATCAGCCAGACCCAAGGGTTGCAGGATTCGTAATTTATAACTGGCTTGCCGAAGATATTTGGCTATATGGTGCTGGTTATGGTCAAGTCTTAGAGATGTATTCTGCAAGTGATGGCGGTCGCGTAAGAGCTTGGACTCGCGTTAGCCCAGACCGCGTTACAGTCGATACAGATTTTCGCAACACAGTAATTGAGTCTTACAAAGTTGATGGAATGGCCGTTCCACTTCAAGGAGTTGGCTCGCTAATTCGCTTTGATGGCCCAGATGAGGGATTGCTTCACAGAGCTGGTAAGACAGTTGCAGCTGCCGTATATCTTGAGAACGCAGCAGTTAATTATGCAAAAGAACCTGCTCCAAGTATGGTTCTTAAGTCAAATGGAACTAATTTAACTGCTGAAAGAATCTCAGCTTTATTAAGCGCTTGGAAAACTGCGCGTCAATCTCGCTCTACTGCATTTCTAAATGCTGATGTAAATCTTGAGCAATTTGGTTTTGATCCTAAGTCGATGCAATTAGCTGAAGCTCGCCAATATGTAGCGTTGGAATTGGCTAGAGCTTGCGGCATCCCTGCCTACTTCTTGAGCGCCGAGCAAACTTCAATGACTTATTCAAACGCAGTTACAGAGCGGCGCTCATTAGTTGATTTCTCACTTCGCCCAATCCTTAAGGCAATTGAGGAACGCTTATCGTTACCGGACTTCGTTCCTAATCCAGTAATGGTGCGCTTTGCACTTGACGATTTCTTACGCGGTAACGCATTAGAGAGAGCGCAAGTTTATGAAATCCTAAACCGCATTGGCGCGATGAGCGTTGAGCAGATTCAGCGAGAAGAGGACTTAATACCAAATGAAAGTTAATATGCCAATGGCAGTTACCGCTGCCGACACAATAAAGAGAACAATTACTGGGACTATCGTTACTTGGAATGAGCAAGGCAACACCTCAGTAGGGCCAACAGTATTTGCAGCAGATAGCATTGAGATTAAGCCAGTTAAGCTTCTTCTGGAGCACGACCGCACTCGCCCAATTGGCAAGATGGTCTCTCACAATGTAACTGCTAATGGAATTGAAGCTACTTTTAAAATTGCTAACACTATGGCTGGAGAAGATGCCTTAGTTGAAGCAACTGAAGGGCTACGCGATGGATTTAGCGTAGGCGCTCAAATAAATGAATGGACAAATAACAAAGGCGTAATGCAGATTACTTCAGCAACCCTAGATGAAGTTTCTCTAGTAACTGATCCTGCAATTGATTCTGCTCGCGTAAGCGAAGTAGCAGCATCAGAGAACGAAGAAAAGAAAGATTCTGATTTGGCAACCGCTGATTCAGAGAACCCAACCGAAGGAGACCAAGTGTCCGACACTACCGCTCCTGCTCCTGCCGTTGAAGAAGCGGTAGAAGCAGCCAAAGTAGAAGCTGCAGCTCCAAAGCCAGCTTTCTACACAGCCCCTCGCCTTGAATTTACCAAGGCAAAATACCTAGAGATGAGCGTTCGCGCTGCTCTAGGAAATGACGATGCTCGCGCTTATGTTCGCGCAGCAGACGACACCACAAGCAATAACGCTGGTTTAATTCCAACCCGTCAGCTAACCGAGGTAATCAATCCTCTTTCAAATGCTGATCGTCCAGCAGTTGATTCCGTATCTCGCGGCGTTCTACCTGATGCAGGTATGAGCTTTGAAATTCCAAAGATTACTGCAGTGCCAGTAGTTCAGGAAGAAAACGAAGCAGATGCAATCATTGAAACAGGAATGACCAATTCCTTCCTCTCGATTCCAGTGGTCAAGCTGGCCGGCGGTCAAACCTTCAGCGTAGAGCTACTCGATAGAAGTAGTCCTGCGTTCTTTGACGAACTTGTTCGTCAAATGGAATTCGCATATATCAAGGCAGCCGAGCAACAGGTAGTAGGAACTCTAGTTGCAAACGGAACAGATGGTGGAAATCGCACTCTTGACGCAGCTGGACTTCTTGATTTCGTATCCGATGGTTCAGTTTCAATTTATAAATCAACACTCGGAACTGCAACAAACATCCTAGTTACGCCAGAGCAATGGGGCGCAATTATGAACCTTGTAGATAATGGCCGTCCGATTTACCAGAACCTAATTGGTAACTCAAATCAGGGTGGAAATCTAACTGGCCAATCTGCTGGTGGAAATCTACTCGGACTAAATCTCCGCGTATCTCGCAATCTAGCGACTTCTGCACCTACAGCTGATAATTCGCTAATCCTTGTAAATCCAGATTCTTATACTTGGTATGAATCAGCTCGCACTCGCCTACAGACCAATGTCGCGCTTAACGGCCAGATTGAGGTTTCTTACTATGGCTATGGTGCTTGCGCTCCCAAGGTAGGCGCTGGCGCTTACAGATTTATGACTGCGTAATAAATTAAAAAAAGTGAGGGCCAGTCCGCTCCCGAGCTGGCCCCTCACCTAACTGCTTGAAAGGATGACGAAATGCCTACAATAGTTACGGCCACAGAGCTTAGGACAATTCTTGGCGTTTCGTCATCCCTATA